TCTTAATGCTCGTACTAACTCCTCAATCTTATCTACAATAGATATTAGACTAGGGTCTGTAATAAACTTTTGATGTTCTTTTAACTTGTCGTATTCTTTGATTGATATTTGCACCATTGGTGAATAGTCTTTACTACCTTCACTCTCCATTGTGGCGTCTAGTGCTCTTTGTTTCTCTTCCGAGTCTGTCATAATATTTCCTCACTTTATATAATATAATTATATCATATTCGTAGTAAATGTCAAGCCTGTTTCTGTAGCAAGGTACAGGCAAACCCCGACTGCCTAAGCAGCCATACGATAATCTATGTGATTGTCGTTTATAAATTAACAGTACGGTGTTAGCGATTTAACTCCAGATAGGTTTAGTAGCAGTCGAATCTAACTCACCCCCTTAAAGCACACTATTATATGTGTTTTGAATTGGTGGAGGTGGTGGGAATCGCACCCACGTCCTCACTAGTTATTGACTATCCTTCAACGTCAAATTCTTATAAAGCTGTTCCCTTTGATCCTTTTTTAAACTGTACATCAAAACCTGAATACATTATGCAAGACTCACTCATATTCGGTGAGGTAACTACAGCAATTACTCTGCTCATATCTTCAGTTATGTACTCTTGGATCAAAAATGCAGGTTCGCCGTCTTCTTTACCACCTACTCTACCAACAGCTGCATAAACTAATATGAAATTCTTTGACTCTACATACTGGTTTACTTTAACATATGTACCACATATAACTGGCATTTGCATCCAATACAGTCCTTCAAACTGTGGTACTTCTGGTTGTTTAGGCGCCTCTTCAGCATTTGCAACGTTCATAACAATGAATATTAACATTGCTGACATAATCATAGAAGCTAATAATTTTCTCATCTATAAGTCCTTTTTGCTGATAAATTGATTTATCGTTTTGTTTAAAGTATTTATAATGGTGGGGCTAAAACTGGTTCTTTTCCATGAAATCTCTGGTATGCTTATAGAACAACTCTTGGTGTTCTTTAATCTTATCTACTCCATGTATCCATTCTTGGACAAATCCATCTTCACAGGCTGCTAAAATTACAGTTTGTTCTATCTTCTTATCAGGAAATAGTTCTTCAAACATTTTAGCGTATGCTGATGTCTGTAAAAAGTTACCATAATTATAATCTGCGTCCCTTCTCTTTGTAGAGGTCTTAAAATCAACAATAGATAACTTGCCTTTGTATTCAGCAACACAATCTACTTGACCTGCTACACCTATCTCTTTTGAATATAGATATTCTTCTAAACAATGGATGTTATCCAGTCTAGCAAGATAAGGTTTCATAATTCTAAAAAGACCTAAAGGCGTAACAGCTGTTATGCCAATAGACTTTTGGTCTTCGTTCTTTAAGTGATTTTCAATTAGAGTATGAGTTGACTTACCTCTAGTTGTAGCCTACACAGAAATATACTTGGCCATCTTCTCACCAACAGCAGTTCTCCATGCGTCTAATATTTTTTTCTTTTCGGGTATTTGTCCTAATATTGAGGTAACGGAAGGCATATTAACACCATCAATAGTATAATATCTTACACCATTATGATTCTTGCCTTTCACACCTAAAGATTTAGGCAATACTTCTTCATTCAGTTTTATATGATTAAATGCCATAATATACCTTCCTTAATTTTATATAACAATTATATCACACTATTTCAAGCGTGTCAAGCTGTCATTATACACCTTTCTCGGTGTATAGATTATTAATCTCGTCTGCGGTTCACTCACTCGCTGGTTTAGGTTTTGCGTGTACTCTATATGAGTATTCCTCATAACAAGTCTTACCACTTTCATTTCTATATGCTCTTAAAAACTGTTTTCTATTATCATCTTTGTTTTTATAAGAACAATGTATCCAACCACTATTAGGTTCTTCTGGTTTCCAGTACTCTAAAATAAGTTGGTCATAATCTAAATTTTTATCAATGTAGTGTGCTAATTCCTGATTAGACACTCCAAAGATTTCAAAGTCAGCGGCTTGCCCTTTGGCGTGCTGTGAGTTTGTTGATGATCCTATTGCCACACATAATTCTGGACTTCTAAATCCACTTGATACCGTAACTGGTGTAGCATATTCATCACGGACTGGTTGTAGTATATTTTCACACAGCCTTTGTAGACCATTAATCTGGTCTTCGTTAGGATTATTATTAATACCCTTACGTTCAGCTGTTTGACTAGTAGTTAACTCTTTAAGGCTGAAGTTTTTGCTTAATTTCATTTAATTTATCCTTTGCTTGTAGTTTAATCTTTTTTAGGGTTCTCAAATCAAACCACGACTTGAAAGTTCTGTCGTTTCGTCTTTTATCTTCCACTTCATTAACAGCCCTTTTTAATTCCTTATGGTGAGCCTTCTGCTCTAACATATTACCCCCTGGTTAGTTTTAGTATTTTATCCATTTGTGCCTTAATAATTGGACCTCTATTTGGCCAATGTATATAAGGTTCACTGGATTTTGAAAGATTATATAAAAATGGTAATACAATCTTTTCAATCTCTTTAAATCTCGCCTGTATATCAGCGTCCTGTATATCTTTATTAACAGAGTCTTTCTCTGCTACTATCTGCATTATCTCATTCATCATTGATTTAATATCAGATACATCACCTTTAACTTTAGCGATTTCTATATTTGAGTTCTCTATAACACTTGGATCAATAGATGGTTGAGTTGTTTCCTCAGCTGGTTTCTGTGATACAGGAGTGAAACCAAAGTCAACATCTGTATCAAACTCCCTCATAAAATCTGGGATATCTTTTGCCATTATTTCTTCTCCTTGTTTTTATTAATAGTGCCGTCTGGTGCGTGTACTTCTATGCTTTGACAAACTGCTTCTAAGCCTTCTTCTAATACTCTACTCACCTTACAATCATATCCAGTTATCTTGGATAAAGCATAATCGTTGGTCGTAGGCATATCATTTGCGGCTAAAGCAACATCGGCTCCTGTTTTAGTAAATGTTATCGTTTTATATGTTTCATATGTACTGGCACTTGTACCAACAAATGCTGGTAAACTACCGCAACCTGACAATAATAGACCTGTTGTAGCTATGGGCAGGACTTTCTTGTGTTTTAAGCAGGAAAATACCTGCCCTATGAGATTATACAATAAGCGGATTGACCTATTTGACTCGGGTATACGACCGTTGTGTTTCAGTTGCTCGCTTTGTATTATATCTCTATTATTTAGTTTTTGCATTTTGCCTAGCCTTGTGCTTTTTCATCACTTGCTCTGTTTTGATTTGTTTTGTTGACCTAGTACCCATTTCTTTCGCTAAAGCACTCATTGGGTGTGCTTCTGCTACTTTTGATAATGTTTCTTTCCAACCACTATCACTTCTATAACTTTGTCCACTTACTCCTTCAACAATATTAATGCTTGATACTTGTTGTTGAATATGTTTATTTTTAGACAAGTATTCTTCCATTTCAGCGATACTCATCATATCGGTAAATACTTTACCTGTCTTCTTATTTTTAAATGTGTATGTTGGCATTATTTTAAGGTTAAATGAAACAGTAATTGATTAGTTGCTAAAAGCATATCTTCTAGCACACTCTCTAAATCCATATGGCCTTGCACCTCTGGAATTTTAGAAAATTCTATTATGTATTGGGCGTGTTTTTGTACATCACCTGCAACTTGTGGGTTATCAGCATAGTTCATTATGCCTGGTCTTAATTCGGCACTAAATTTAATTCTTTGGCCAATCTTACCTTGGTATGCTTCTACAAACTCATCATTTAGTTTATCAAACTTTTGATGATATTCACTTAATTGCTCGTGTTCGGCAAAATTTTCAGTTTGCCAATGGTAACTTTGTATATTATTTAAAAAGTTAACATTATGTGTTATAAAATCAGTTACTTTACTCATATCTTTATTTAGTATTTGCTATTGCTACTATCCTTTCAATTAAACTGCCTAGACCATTCTGCCTTTGCATTGTTAATAATTCTCTTATCCCTAAAGGTAGAAAATCATCTATTGTTAAACTAGCGACTTCTTCTCTAGGACAACCTTGTACAAGGTCGGTTACTAATTTAGCTGTGCCTTTTGTTATAAAAGCTTCAGCGTCTATTTTATATATCATTGTATTATCTTCGTTGCACCCACCTATTAACCATAGATTACTAGCACAACCACGTATTCTGTTCTCCTCAATCTTAACTTCACTAGGTAAAGGTTTTACATCTTTAGCGATATCAATTAAATATATTAGTCTATCTTGCCCTTCTAACATTTTTAAATCATCACCTTTTTGTTTTATTCTTTCCTTTATCATCTAGCTCTTCTAAAGTACCACCTCCATGTCGCTGATCTGACCATACCTACAACTGTAAATATTATTGCTATTCCCATACTATCAAATATTGTAGGGTATAAACCAAATAGGGGAAACACTAGTAAGTTTATAATAATGGCTAAAATTAGTCCACTACCTACGTCTATTATACTTTCAACTATATCTCTTTTAATCATAAATTTAATATTAACCTTGCTTCTTCACTTAACATATCTCTGCTAAATGGTGGTGTATGTGTGAGTATTACTTTTACATTACCCTCACCAGCTGCTCGTTCAGCCGCTTCTTTAATGTCTTTACTTATTTTATCTGCCATAGGGCACAACATAGAAGTTAAGGTATGTGTAATAGCAACCTTATCTTCCTTAATATCTATATCATAAATTAATCCTAAATTGAACACATCAACTGATGGCATTTCTGGATCATAAACTTTTTTTAATTCTTCTATTATCTTATCTTTCATAACGTTTGTATAAAATTGTTCTAACTCTTTCCCAATTATTCCTATCTATTATTTGTTTTTTGTTTCTTGGTTCTCTTAACGCTTTCTTGTCCAATGTCTTTTTTAGCTTCAGTAGCCTTTTGTGGAGCTTTGACATTAAAGATTCTGTTGTAGTTATCTTTATATAATTGCGTAGGTATTCTGCTTCTTCCGTCCCATTTACCTGGCATAATTATCCTGGAACACTAACGAAGGACGAAGCCATTTCGTTCTCAAATTCTTCTACTTGATTCTCGTACTTACTGATAGTCTTATCAATCAAGTTCATTGTTTTGTTATCAGTATTTACACCTAAAGACTTTTTAATATCTTTAAGTTCATCTATAAAGTTTAATATTTCAATCATAATATACTCCTAGTTAATTAAACGTTTAGGTAGTTTCTTCATAAGTTCTCTTAACTTATCAGTCCATACCGCTTTAAAATCTATATTCTTTGCTTCTTTAATTGCCTTCTCCAAGTTCTCTACTCTTTTCCAAAATAATTTTTCTGTACTATACATTTGCTTCTCCAAACCATTGTGGTTTTCTACTAGGTATTTTCCACGTAGCAATAGTTCTTTTTTCTTGTATGTAGTATTTTCTATATGAGGCAACTACATCACCTGGTATCTTACAATCATCTGGCATAGCAGGTGTTGGTAATGTACCTATTTTATTTAGTGGTGCATTTTTAGGTGGGTTTCTCAAAATGTGATTAAGTTTATCAAACGATTTATGATTTACTTTTTTATTATATCTTAATTTGTATTCGTCATTCATAGCAATCCAATGTAGATATAACCATCTATAATTATATGCTGATTCTCTCACCCATTTAGCACTAGGGTGATTCTTATGAGTTGATTTATATAATTCATCACTAGCATTCTTACCATCTAATTCTCTATGAGCAGTACTCATAAGTTGAGCAGATTCTAATATCATTTTAACAATATGTTTATCACACATCATTTGAGCTGCTTTTTTAGGGTCTTTATCTAAACAAAATATATTCATACTATTATGATATCACTTCTTTACC